AAAGACGACCCTTGCTGGGCCGGATACGTTCAAGTAGGAACCAAGATGAAGAATGGCAAAGAGGTTCCTAATTGCGTACCAATGGACGAAGACTTGGATGAAGACTTGGATGAAGACTTGGACGAGAAGAAAATGTCAACTGCTGCCAAGCGCAAGGCAGCCAAGTATCGCCAAAAGAACAAGCAGAAGATCAAGAAGTACCAAAAGAAATACAAGCAACAAATTCAAAGGGGTTCTCGTCGGGTCAACAAAAAGCTGTCCAAGTCAATGAAGAAGTCTCGCAAGAAGCCGGGAATTCGTAAAGAAGAAGAGGAAGAACTTGGGATTACTGAAGGCAGAACCACAGATGATCATTGGGCAATCGTAAAAAGCAACGGTAGTTTCGGGTTGGCACGGACACCTGGCAAGACAGAGATCGTCAAAATCATGCCGCCTTCTAAAAATGGGCCTTCATCCAAAGTGATTGACAAGCATGGTGGTGACGCCGCAGTTCGTGTCGGTAAACTAAAAAAAGATCTTGAAGGGAAACGCAATACTGACAAACTGATGAAACGGTTGAATGAGTCAACTAACCGTAACGATATGGCTTACGAAATGGGCCGCAAAGCTTTTGAGCGAGGAATCGAGAAATCACCGATTGAGGATTCAGAAAACCTCAAGGAAATTGATGTGTTCTATGACGATGGTCGGGATCGTTGGACATACAATGATGCGGTCAAGGCATGGGTCAAAGGTTGGGAAAAGGCTTCCAAAGGAAAGTCAAGCAAAAACGAAGAAACACAACTAGACGAGAAGGCTGTCTCTAAAAATCAGCAAAAATTGATGGGAATGGCCTATGCCCTCAAGAAAGGCGAAATGGATCGTGATGAAGCTTCTGCTGAGGTCAAGCGTCTGGCCGACACCATGAGTCTTTCTGACCTCAAGGATTTCGCCGAAACCGAACATGACGACCTTCCGACCAAAAAGGAATCGGTCAACGAAGATTTTGGGGCAGCCGAAACTTCAGACATGATGATCAATAACCTCCGCTTCATTGCGTATGCAGCCGAAGAAGTAATGGAGAAGATCGAGGAAGGTATGCCTGTTCCCGAATGGTATCAGAACAAAGTTGCCAAAGTTCATGGAGAAATGGAAGGAATCCATTCTTACATGGAGGGTGAAGATTATGATGATGAGGAATATGATGATTTTGATGAAGACGAAATGTTTGAACAAACAGAGCCCCTTCAAGAATCAAAAATGCCGTCCTCATCTCAACTCAAGCAATTGTCACAAAGTGTAGAAGAGTTTGAAGAAATCCCATCGGTAATTCTGAACAAGCTCAATCAAGGCAAGATGCCGACCAAGAGAGAGGTTCTATCAATTGATGATGACTTGGCTCAAGACATGGTGTTGATCATGTTTGCCGAACTCATGGGTGAAGAAGAAGCAGAAGCCTATTTTGATGTAGAAATTGATATGTAATAATTGTGGAACGACTCAATGAAAAGAACTTTATCGAATTTGCGGTTCAATATTACTCAAATCCTCGTTGCCTATCAGCCGACGAGTTTTTTGACGATCTCGCTCGCTTTAAGTATATCAAGCGGCTTCTCAACCGTTACTTGAAGAACAACGAACTTCAGGAACGGCTTATATTGAATCACATCATTTCAATCTACAATGTGTTTGACATTGCGGCTGCCAATACCATGATCTTCTATAAATGTGAAGAGGATACATGGCCAGCCCTCAAGGCTTTTCTTGAGTTTCTCAATTACTTGCCATCCGATTTCAAGCCTGATATTCATTCTGATTCGGTTGTCCGATCAAAACTTGAACAAATCTAAATAAGGTCACTATGGGTCTCAAAAGAGCTGCCGATGCTGCCTATGCATTTCGATTTCTTCGTCTTCTGACCAAAGACTGGACATCAATGAAAGCCTATGAGCTGGGGTTGATTGATGAGAATGGCAAGAAGATTCGATCAGCCGTGACTCCCGAGGAAAAGAACCAATACACTCTTTTTCACCGCTTGATCTACAATATCAAGAGGTCATTCAACCTTCTTCCTTCGTCGGTGGCTCGCAAATTCGGATCGTATGCAGCCGCACTCTATCTGATCAAGGAATCTACCGGGATCGATGAAGGTATTCTTCTTCGAGAATTTCAACGACTTGGTTTCGATCTGGAAGAAGACACCGAAGAAGAGTTTCCGCTTCGGGAGGGAATGGCCTATCAATTGGCAAATCCAATTCCGACCGAGACAGACGGTTTTCTGATTCCGTCGGGAACCAAAGTGGTGATCAGAGAAACTCTTCAATCATCCCATTTTGGACAGACCTTCTATCGAGCTTTCCACCCATTGTCCAATTCCACTTTGTACTTGACATCTTACGATGTCAATGTTTCTCTGGGAGAGGAAACCGGATCATCCTCAGCCTCAACATCTACATCAACGGCTTCGGTCTCGACCAAAGATGTGGCCCTTCCTCCGGTCCCCAAGAAAACTAAAAAGGGTGATCAATATTACGACTTTACTGTTCCATCCGAAGTGTTTCGTCGCTTTCGCCGTGGCCGCAAAAAGCACTCACGATGGAAGACTTTACTAGACATGAATGACGACAACCAAAGGCAAATTGCTGACTTTGCTCGGAAGAATCAAAAAGCCAAGGTTGTCCTTCGGGATGAAAATACAGGTGCGATTCAAGCGATAAGGCGTTCTTCGTCTGACGGGTTCTAGTACCGGAATCCTCCCTCATAAACACCGAAAATCATCAAATGCGTTTGACAGGACGCATTTGCGTGGTACATTAGTCTCTAATTCAAAACAGGAAACAAACAACAATGATATTTGACGAACAAATCTCGCGCAAGCCTAACCACTACCCTTGGACCGAAGAATTCATCTCCTCGATGCACAACGGATTCTGGACCGACAAAGAGTTCAACTTTCGGTCTGATATTCAGGATTTTCGGGTCAATCTCACTGATCAAGAGCGTGACATGATCACTCGATCTCTCTCCGCAATTGGCCAGATTGAGGTTGCGGTCAAAACATTCTGGGCCAATCTGGGTAAGAATCTTCCTCATCCTTCTTTGACCGATCTAGGCTATGTGATGGCCAACACTGAGGTCATCCATAACAATGCCTATGAAAGATTGATCGAAACTCTGGGGATGGATGATATCTTCCAACAGAATCTGGCTCTTGACTTTGTCCAGAATCGAGTCAAATACCTCAAGAAATACAACGAAAAGAACTACGAAAATCAACGCAAGCAATATGTCTACTCAATTGCTCTGTTCACTCTTTATGTGGAGAATGTAAGTTTGTTTTCCCAATTCTACACGATCAACTATTTCAATCGATTCCGTAATCTCCTCAAGGATACAGCTCAACAAGTGGCTTACACTAGCCGCGAAGAATTGATCCATGCTCTGATCGGGATTCGGATCATCAACCAAATTCGCGAGGAGCATCCGGAATTGTTTGACATTGAATTGACTGAACGAATTCGATCTGAATGCATCGAAGCCTACAATGCTGAAGCCAAGATTATTGACTGGTCAGTCAATGGATATGGTCACGAATATCTCAATTCTGATCTGCTCAAGGACTTTATCAAACAAAGACTGAATGATTCTCTTACCGACATCGGTATTGAAAAGGTCTTCTTTGACATTGATCCGGCCAACATTGAGAAGACTCAATGGTTTGACGAGGATGTGTTGGGGAACAACATGACCGACTTCTTCCACAAGCGACCTGTTGAATACTCCAAGAAGGACCGTTCGTTTGACGAAGCCGACCTCTTTTGATCAATAATTGACCCAAAAAATGACCCAAAAAATGACCCAAAAAGAAGAAAAGTACTACTGGCTAAACGAAGACTCCCGTCTCTTTCTGGAACGAGGATATCTGGACGAAGGGACAAGCCCCGAAGAAAGAATCTGGCAGATCGCTTTGGGTGCCGAGCAAATCCTTGGAGAAGAAGGATTTGCTGAGAGATTTGAGGACTGTATGTCAAGAGGATGGTTCTCGCTGTCTTCTCCCATCTGGGCCAACTTTGCCAAACGCCGAGGACTTCCGATCTCCTGTTTCGGTTCGTACATTGGTGACAGCATGGAAGAAATTCTGACCAAAGTTGGCGAAGTCGGAATCATGACCAAGATGGGGGGAGGAACATCAGGCTATTTTGGTGATCTTCGTCCCCGTGGGGCGGTCATCAATTCTGGGGGCACATCCAACGGCCCGATCCATTTCATGGAGATGTTTGATACAGCTACCAATGTTGTATCTCAAGGCAATGTTCGTCGAGGTTCATTTGCTGCCTATCTGCCAGTTGAACATCCTGACATTCTTGAATTCTTGCAGATTCGTGACGAGGGACATCCGATCCAGAATATGTCCATCGGTGTCAGTGTGAGCAATGAGTGGATGGAAGAGATGATCAAGGGTGACAAGGAAAAACGCAAGGTGTGGAGTCGAATCATCCAAAAGCGGTTTGAGTCAGGTTATCCTTACATCTTCTTTGTTGACAATACCAACGATCAAGCTCCTCAAGTTTACAAGGATCAAGGAAAGAAAATCAATGCATCCAACTTGTGCTCTGAAATTATGCTGTCTTCGTCAGAAGATGAGTCATTTGTGTGCAATCTGTCCTCAATGAATCTTCTCCATTATTATGAATGGAAGGACACTGATGCCCCCAAGGTGTTGACTCGTTTTCTGGATGCAGTTATGACCGAGTTCATCAACAAGACCGAGGGAGTCAAATTCATGGAAGCTCCTCATAACTTTGCGGTGAGGCAGCGAGCCCTTGGAATCGGTGTCCTTGGATGGCATTCACTTCTCCAGAGTCAAGGTATTCCTTTTGAGTCAATGGAAGCCAAGTATCTCAATGGTGAAATTCACAAATTCCTCTTTGAGTCTACCCAAGAGGCCAGCCAAGAATTAGCTTTTTGGTATGGTGAGCCTGAGCTACTGGAAGGCTATGGTCGTCGCAATGTGACCACAATGGCCATTGCTCCGACTACATCAAGTTCTTTCATTCTTGGACAGGTCTCTCCGAGTATTGAGCCGCTCAATTCCAACTACTTTGTCAAAGACCTTGCCAAAGGAAAGTTCACCTATCGCAACCCGTTTCTTCAAGAGGTACTGAAGAAGTATGACAAAGATGATAATGAAACATGGAAGAGCATTCTCATCAGAGGAGGCTCTGTCCAGCATCTGGACTTCCTTGCTGAAATTGAGAAAGACACATTCAAAACATTTGGTGAGATCAGTCAGATGGAAATCGTCATTCAGGCATCGCAACGCCAAAAGTGGGTTGATCAAGGGCAATCGTTGAACTTGATGGTGCATCCTGATTCATCTCTGAAAGATGTTAATTCTCTTATGATTGAAGCGTGGGAAATGGGTGTCAAGTCACTCTACTATCAGCGAGGAACCAATCCAGCTCAAGAGTTGAGTCGATCACTCTTGACAGAATGTGCTACTTGCGAAGGGTGATAGCATGATGAAAGCCAAAGGACATTGCGAAGAGTGTGATCTTGAAATGGAGGTTGTCTTCATCACCAAAGACGATATTTTTGGTGAAGAAGATGATGATGACTTTCTTGAGCATGATTTGATATCTGATCTCTCCTCATTGTCTCTGGAGTTCTGCCCCAATTGCGGGGCAGAACTTGACCCCCGTGAAGTCATCCATGATGACGAATAAATAAGGGGGTAATGTGGCTGTATGAAGGTAAAGAATACGATCCATCTCTTGAGGAAATCCTTGACAACGGATATCAAGGATTTGTCTATCTTATCGAGAACCTTCAGAATGGCCGCAAGTATGTCGGCAAGAAATTTCTGGTCTCCCCCAAAATTCTCCCCAAGACCAAAAGTCGTCCCAAACGAAAACGCACTCTTGTCGAGTCTGATTGGCGCGACTACTATGGTTCCAGCAAAGAACTTCAGGAGGATGTCGCAGAATTGGGGACAGATAATTTTCAAAGAACAATTCTGCATTTCTGTCGAACCAAAGGCGAATGCTCTTATCTGGAGCTGGTCGAACAAGTCAACCGCAATGTGCTAACCGATCCAGCATATTATAACAACTACATTGGTTGCAAAATTCATTCAAAACACCTACCAAAAGATAATAAATAGGATACATCATGGCTACTAATTTCACCCAATCACCCACTCTCAACTTATCCGGAACGACAACAGAAGTGACTCGTCAGTTCCGTGGCTTCACAGGATATCTTCTCGTCCAAGGTACATTTGGAGGAGGAACTGTCTCGCTTGATCTGTCTGTTGATGGAGGCGACACATGGATTCCCTACAATACCGATTTGACACCAACCGGAAGTCAACTCCAATGGTCTTCGGCAGGATATGCCAAAGTTGATCTTCCCTATTGCACACTGAGATTCAGCCTTTTAGGCAACACCACAGCTCACGATATTGATATTTACATCTGGTAGTTGATACCATACATAGTCATTGATTGACCTTTGAAATTCAACATCATTCTAACGACCAAACAGATAATAAGACATTATGAGTAAAAATCAACCAGTCACCCTAACTGACATCTTCAATGAGGTGTCACAGGCCAAGCAGAAGCGAAGCCGTGTTCGCAAACTTCGGGAGTACGAAACATTTGCGCTTCGCACAATTCTTCAAGGGAACTACTCACCTAAGATTGAATTTCCTTTTCCTTCTGGCGAGCCTCCCTTTGAAGGGAATGAGTCTAATGTTGAACCGACCCAAGAGATGGTTTCAATCCTCGGTTCTTGCACCAAGTCTTCCAAATTGAATACCCTCAAGAAGGAAACAAGATTCATCAATTTTTTAGAGTCAATCCATTACAATGATGCCCGTCTCTTTTGTTTGATGAAGGACGGAGAACTTGAACGAGAATATGAATGGCTTAATGAAGAGCTTGTTCGTGAGGCTTTCCCGAATCTTTTGCCTTGACTGATTCGGCCAATTCTGCTAGGGTCGGCGTCAATGAATATTTTCGTTCTTGATTCTGACCCTGAAAAGGCAGCCCAACAACATTGTGACAAGCACATCCCCAAGATGATTGTGGAGAGCGCACAGATGTTGTCAACGGCCCATCGAGTCTTGGATGGATCAGAGGAACGAAGGCCATCGGTGAGCGGAAAAACCAGAGTCAAATACTGGTCTCTCTCCGATCCCAAAGATGAAGAAAATCTTTACAAGGCGGTTCATGTTGGCCATCCTTGCTCAATCTGGACTCGGGAGTCTTCGGCCAATTATCAATGGCATTACGAGATTTTCTTCTTTCTCTGCTGTGAATATGAACATCGATACAATCGAGAACATGAGACTGCTCGCAAGCTGATCGATCGTCTCTATGTCAAGCCCCAAAATATCCCTTCGGGCAAAAGGACACCTTTCCGTCTGGCGATGGGCGACCAACTTGAATGCATTGATCATCAATTGCCAATTGAATCTTATCGCAAGTTTTACCAAACTAAACAATCACGATTCCCAATGAAATGGACCAATCGAAAGAAGCCTGATTGGTTTCGCAATCAATCCTAATCATGACTTACACTTATTATTGTCAACATTGTAAAAAGAGTTTTGATCTCAACCTCTCAATCGAAAAGAGGAATGACCCCTTGAAAGAGGAATGTCCTTGCTGCGGCACAAAAGGGACAGTGACTCGTTCATTTGAGAATTCTGGAATCCTCTACGACGGGATCAAAAGTGTTCACACCCGAGCCCGAGAAGCCGCCGGAAGTGACTGGAAAGATGTCCTCAAGAGAATCCACAAGGGGGCTGGACAAAGAAGTCAAATCACCTATGACTGATCAATTTGTCCATAAGCCTCATCCGACCATCAAAGAAATTCAGCCCTTTTTTGCGGTTGACACCCAAGAAACCGGAAGGACATACAAAATTAAGGACAGAAAATATGAGTCTATCACAACAGTCTTGGGGCGTTCCAAAAAGGATGCCATTGACCAATGGAGAAAGAGAGTCGGCGAAGAAGTCGCAGATCGTATTTCTGGACAGGCGACAACAAATGGTTCAAGAGTCCACGATCTGGCAGAGCAATTATTGAGAAACCAACCTGTATCATCAAGTGAAATACGCAATGAATCACCAATTATTATCACATCTTATCGAGCCTTGGAAAAAGTCTTGCGGTCTAAAGTTACTACCGTTCATGCTCTGGAGTCTGCTCTGTACTCCGACTATCTGGGGGTGGCGGGACGAGTGGATTGTGTGGGTGTTTTTGGCGACCGTCTATCTGTGATCGATTTCAAGACTTCCCGATCTGAGAAAAAACGTGAACATATTCACACCTATTTCATGCAAGAAGCTGCCTATGCAATCATGTGGGAAGAATTGACGGGAACACCTATCCATCAATTAGTCACCATAATGGCAGTCAATGGAAATCTATCAGCCGAGGTTTTTGTGGAGAAACGCAAGAATTGGGAGCAGCCTTTGCTCCGTACTCTCCGCGAAAACATGAAGCCTTCTCTCGATTTTTTTCTGCAAGACTGAAAAAACCTCTTGACCGATCCTCTGAATCATGGTAGGGTGTAGCCATGATGACGGAAACCCAGAATCCTCTCGCGAATCCTCTCGCCCGAGAGATAAAGTCTACGGTGGCCAAGCTTTTGGCTACCGAGAACATCACAGTAACTCGGGGTAACTTCCCGACCGCTTGGTTCGATACCAAAAGTCGGACCCTCGGTCTTCCAGTGCTCAAGAGCGAAACCGAAAACACGATCGATCTGTTCATCGGTCACGAGGTCGGTCACGCTCTGTACACGCCGACGGACATATTCGATGAATGGAAGCGTCGTCTTCCTGATGTCCCTTTCTCGACTTGCAATGTCCTTGAGGATGTTCGGATCGAGCGGGAAATCCGGAATCGCTACCCCGGCTTGATTCGGTCTTTCCTCAAGGGGTATTCTGATCTCTGGGATGCTGGTTTTTTCGGTGTCGAGGAGTCTGATTTCCCGACAATGGGGCTGATCGATCGGATCAACCTCAAGGCCAAAATCCCCAGCCTTGATGTCCCATTCTCGGACGAGGAAGAGGAAATCGTGTCCAAGTGTCTGGCGGTTGATACCGCCGAGGATGTCTATCGTCTGGGACGAGAGCTTGCTGACTTTGTGGACAAGAACAAGGAAGAGGAAGAGCCCGACAAGAATAACCCTGACGAGGATGGCGAATCCGAAGCCTCGCCCGACGGTGAGGGTGTTTCGGACGAAAGCCCCAAGAATGGTCCGGAAGGCGAATCCGAGGACGAATCTGGGGACGAATCTGGGGACGAATCTGGGGACGAATCTGGGGACGAATCCGAGGACGAATCCGAGGACGAATCCGGGGACGGTGGTTTCAAC